TAAGTTAAGATTCTATAACCAAAATGTTCCATTAGGTATTAAAAAAACAATGGACAAACATGAAATAGGTTTTGTTGATTTCAAACCAAATAGACTTTTAATGTTTGATGGAAGAATACCTCATGGTGCAGAAGCACCATCTTCAAGTGCATCATACATAGATAGAAGGTCGATAGTTTTACGAGGAGACGAAGTAAGACTATCAGATAAGAAAGAAGATTTTTATGCCAACGATAGAATTTAGAACATTTGAAACTGAAGCTTACGAACTGTTTAAACCAGTTCTAGCAAAATCATTTATGCCTGACTGGTGGAAGAAAATGAAAGTTCAAAGTATCCACCGAAATCTAAAAACTCAGACGATTCGTTCATGCCCTGCAATGCATGATTGGCTGACAATGGGTTGGTATATGATATCATGTGTTGACATCATGATAGATGTTGATGAATCAACTTATCCTAACAAAAGATTTTATGCAAAAGAAATAGAACCACAGAAAGGACAGAAATATGCTTCTGCATCACATGGTTCTAATCAAGTTCACGATTACTTCACATACTTGGGTGCAGACGGCCCAGTGAAAGATGCATTCAAACTAAGGGCTCCTTGGAATATCAAAGTCCCTCAAGGATATAGTATCATGCATATTGACCCCTTTATGTTTCAGAATAAACATTTTGCAACATGGCAGGGTATTATAGATGCAGATGGATTTAATGTCAATATGGACAATGCACAAATTATATTTTATCCTAAAACAGATGAACCCTTTATTATACCAAAGAATACACCTCTAGTTCAAATCATACCTTTCAAGAGAGATGAATGGCATGCTACATATTTACTTGCAGAGGAACCATACATATATGAAGAACTTCGAAGTGAAAGGTCAGCACAAAGAGGACAAGAGATGTGGAAATATAAAGCAACATCTAAAGGAAAGGATGTTGATGAAGCATTAAATATAGGTGGTTATAGAAGTGCTGGAATATGGCAAGAAAAGGGTCAGTTCTTTAGTGAAGACGAGTGTCCTTTTCATAAAAAGAAAGAAGATGATTCACCCGAGACCCAATTGGAGTTAGATGTATAATGGCAGTTAGATTACTTTTTCCTAATTATGTTTTCCAATATAACTTATTGGAAACAGGCCATGTTACACAAAACTATTTGGACTTACTTGTTGAAGATGTAGAAGGACAAAGAAAAAAAGACCCAGTTGGAAGAAGAATATCTAATGCATATACTGGTTGGCAATCTTACGATGGAACCGAAAGAAGACATATTTTTGGAAAGTTAGTTCGTATAATCAACGAGATACACAATGGAGAGTTTTCACAGTTTTTTGACCATCAAGGTGTAAGTTTTAAAATGGGTAACATGTGGACTAATATCAATGATACTGGTGCATGGAACAGACCTCATTTACATAATGGTTGTTATTACTCGGGAGTATTCTACATCAAAGCTGATGGAGACGAAGGAGATTTTTGTGCAATAGATAAAGACTGTCAAGTTGTTGCAGATTTTCCACCAAGTGTGAGGTCTCCTAATAGTTGGAATTTCTCACCCACCTCAGGTTCATTATTACTTTTTCCTAGTGGTCTTATGCACATGGTTGAACCTAATACAACCGATAAAGATAGAATCTCAGTATCATGGAATATGACACATGAATTCAATGCACAAAAACAAGGATTTGGTTGGTATCCTCATACTAGAGATAGGAAAGAATGGGCTCATTCACAAGATGAGTTGGTATTTAATTTAGACGAGAACGGCAAGTTAGTTAGATAGATTCCATAAATAATCGTATGGAACTAGTTGTCAACCCCGAAATTCTATGGGATATTATTCTAACAGTAGTTATAATACCTGCTGGTTTTCTTATACGCTCTATACTTTCAGAACAAAAAAGACTTGATATTCTGCTCAATAAAACAAGAGAAGAGATTGCAAAGGACTATGTGACGAGAGACCAAATTGAAGCAGACTTTGATAAGTTAATGGCATCAATTGATAAGATTGACCAAAAACTTGACCGATTACAATCTAAAACTTATTTCCAAGATTAAAAAAGGTATAAATAGTAGTATAACAGGAATATACTACTATGGCAACACCTTCAAGTAAATCAGAACTGAAAGAATACATCAAGAGAAAACTTGGGGCTCCTGTTCTTGAAATCAATGTGGATGATGACCAGTTTGACGATAGAATAGATGAAGCAATTCAATACTTCCAAGAATATCATTATGATGGTTCTATTCGTGTCTATTTAAAACATCAACTATCTACTGCACAATTAACAGAGATGAGAGAAGACGAATCTTTCACTGAGAGTGCAGCTGGGACACATGATTATGATGACCAAATAGTAAAACAACAGAAGAACTATATTGTTTTACCCGATTTTGTTTTATCAGTAGTCAAAATATTCCCATTCAACGATAAACACAATCTTAATATGTTTGACCTTAGATATCAATTAAGGTTAAACGATTTGTATGATTTAACATCAACAAACATTCTATATTACGAAATGGTTCAACAACATATCAGTATGTTAGACCAAATACTTGTAGGTCAGACACCAGTTCGTTATAAGCAACACATGAATCGATTGTATATTGATTCAGATATTCAATCATTCAATAACTCAGAATACATTATTATAGAATGTTTTAGAAAGATTGACCCAACAGATTTCACTGATATTTACAACGATATGTGGTTAAAAAGATATGCAACTGCATTAGTCAAATATCAATGGGCAGAGAACTTATCTAAATTCTCAGGTATTGCATTGCCAGGCGGTGTCCAGTTAGATGCTGACAATATGAAATCACAGGCACAAGAGGAAATAACAAAATTAGAAGAAGAGTCTAGACTGAATTACGAACTACCAGTCATGGACTTAATGGGGTAATTGAATGCCTACAAATGTATTTTTTAACCATGCTGTTAATTCGGAACAACATCTTTACGAAGATTTAGTTGTAGAATCACTTCGTTTTTATGGACATGATGTTTTATATCTTCCAAGAGAGATAATAGAAGAAGACACCATTTTCACCGAAGATGTTCAGTCAAGATTCGGAGATGCATACAGTGTGGAAATGTATTTAGAAAATACAGAAGGATTTGAAGGTGAAGGAGACCTCGTATCAAAATTCGGTGTTCAAATTCAAGAAGAAGCAACCTTTGTTTTATCACTTAGAACATGGGAAAGATTCGTATCATTAGATTCAAACCTTGCAACAGGACTTAGACCAAACGAAGGGGATATAGTTTATTTTCCTCTCACTGGTTCTATGTTTGAAATCAGATTTGTAGAAGACCAAGACCCATTCTTCCAGCTTGGAAAAATGTTTGTCTTCAAACTTAGATGCTCACTATTCGAATACAGTGGAGAAGACTTCGATACTGGAACCGATGCAGACCTCATCGAACAGGATGTTGCATATACAATTACTATGACTATGGATGAAGGAGAGACAGGAAACTTTACAGTTGGTGAAAATCTAACACTTCCAGTCAATGGTGTTGCAACAGTTGTAGGTGAGGTAGTCGCATGGTCACCAGTAAATAGACAATTAATTATCAAAGATAATACTAAGACACTTGCAGTTGATGATGTTCTAACAGGTGAAAGTTCAACGACAGCAAGAACAATATCTGCAATTACAGATGTCTTAACCTTTGGAACAGACCACCTTGCTCAAAATGTTGACTTTGAGAATAAAGATTCTTCATACTTAGACTTTAGTGAAACGAATCCATTCGGAGAACCCTAATGTTTGGAACTTATTTTTATAATGAAACAATTAAAAGGTCGGTGTCTGTTTTTGGAACACTGTTCAATAACATCTATATCAAAAAGATAAAAGCAGATGGAACAGTTTTACATCAACAACCAGTCCCGATATCTTATGGGCCAAAACAAAAGTTTCTTGCAAGATTAACCGAAGATGCTAAAGAGAGAGATAAAAATATTTCTTCAATCTCTTTACCTAGAATGGCATTCGAACTTACAAGTTTAGAATACGATTCTACAAGACAACAAAACAAACTTATACGAACACAAAAAAATCTATTAGAATCAGACGATGTAACTAAGAGAGGATTCCAATATTCACCAGCACCTTACAATTTAGGATTTGAGTTATCAATTCTTGCAAAAAATGTAATCGATGCAACACAAATTGTAGAACAAATTCTACCTTATTTCCAACCTGAATATACAGTAACCATGAAAATGGTTGACGATATGTCAGAGGTTAGAGATGTGCCTATCTCTTTAGATGGTGTTGCAATGGATGACCAATACGAAGGAACTTTTGAAGAGAGAAGAGTAATACTTTATACACTTACTTTTACAATGAGAACATACTTCTTTGGCCCAATTTATACTGGAAACATTATTAAAAATGTTATCGAAAGAGATTATATTTCGGGTGCAAATGGTCAGTTTACAACAACTCAAATTAACAGTGCTGGACTCGTAAAAGAAGTTAAACACTATGAACCAGCATTTGGAGAAGATGCAAATGCAGTATCTAACTCTACTAATGTGACTTTCGACACTGCAATAAATAGTAAGATTAGTGTAGATGATGAAGTATTTGGAACTAATTTATCAACCAATCCAACAGTATCATCTATTTCTAGTGATAGACTTGCAATAGTTTTAAGTTCAGCAATCACTATTGCAGATGGAACAACTTTGAAGTTTGTAGGTTCAGTAGACCCAACAGACACATTCGTAGTTGCAGAAACAGTTTCGTTCTATGATGATGGAACAACACAAACATACGCGGATGATTTAAGTGATGATGCATAATTATGACAAAAGAAATAGACAAAACATTAGATGATATTCTAGATATCCAATCGGATATTAAAACAAAAACAGAAGTCATCAAAGTTCCTGATAGGTCTCAGAACATTGAGACGGACTACAAATATGCCCGTGAGAACCTCTATAACCTCGTAGAACGAGGTCAAGATGCAATAGACGGCATACTAGAACTATCTAAAGAAACAGAACATCCTAGGGCATATGAGGTTGCTGGTCAATTAATCAAAACTGTATCAGATACAGCAGAAAAACTTATAGATATCCAAAAGAAACTAAAAGATTTAGAGAAAGAAGAGGGTTCTGTTAGAACACAACATAATCATTTATATGTTGGTTCAACCTCAGAATTACAAAAATTTCTAAAGAAATCGAAAAAAGATGACACTCAATAAAAACGAAGGTTATCTCGGTAACAGTTTAGTTAAACGAGCTGGAATCGAGACTCAGTATACCGAAGAAGAACTCAAAGAATACATGAAGTGTTCTCAAGACCCAGTTCATTTTATCGAATCATATACACAAATCATATCACTAGATGAGGGTATGGTTCCCTTTAAACTTCGTGGTTATCAAGGTAATCTTATAGAACACTACAATAGTAATCGTTTCAATGTTGTTCTTGCAAGTAGACAGAGTGGTAAATCAATCACATCTTGTGCATATTTACTATGGTTTCTCTTGTTCCATCCCGAAGTAACTGTAGCAGTTCTTGCTAACAAAGGTGCAATTGCAAGGGAAATGATTGCAAGAATCGTAACCATGTTAGAGTCTGTTCCATTCTTTTTACAGCCAGGCGTTAAGATTCTCAACAAAGGGTCAATAGAATTTAGTAATGATAGTAAGGTAGTTGCAGCTGCAACATCTTCAAGTTCAATTCGTGGTATGTCAATTAACTTACTATACCTCGATGAGTTTGCATTTGTTGAAGATGCAGAGACATTCTATACTGCAACATATCCCGTAATTACCTCAGGTAAAGATTCAAAGGTTATAATCACTTCAACTGCAAATGGTGTGGGTAATATGTTCCATAAGATATACGAAAGTGCAGTTCATGGACAATCAGAATATAAAAGTTTTGTTATTAATTGGTATGATGTGCCAGGCAGAGATGAAGAATGGAAGAAACAAACTATTGCAAACACCTCAGAAGCACAATTTGAACAAGAGTATGGTAACTCATTTTTAGGAACAGGTTCTACTCTTATAAACTCAGATACATTGTTAGGACTAATGTCTTATGAACCCGAATGGAAAAAGGACAATGTAAATGTATATGAAAAACCTAAAGAAGGTCATTCATACATATGCACTGTTGATGTTGCAAAGGGTCGAGGTATGGACTTTTCAACCTTTAGTATCTTCGATGTATCTTCAAAACCTTTTAAACAAGTTTGCACTTATCGGGATGATATGATAAGTCCCATGCTCTTTCCCGATATTATAAATAAGTATTGTAGACCCTATAATGATGCGTTGGTTATTATAGAAAACAATGCAGAAGGGGGAATAGTTGCAACACAACTGCACTACGATATTGAATATCCAAATGTTTTCACTCAAGGACAACTAAAAGCAGAAGACATTGGTGTTACAATGAACAGACGAATTAAAAGAATCGGATGTTCAACCTTAAAAGAACTAATGGAAGAGAATAGACTTTCAGTAGTGGATAGGGATACGATAACGGAATTGATGACTTTTGTGACAAAAGGTAATACTTTTGAAGCTGATAAGGGTTATCATGACGATATGGTTATGAATCTAGTTCTGTTTTCATGGTTTATAACCACTGAATATTTCTATCATTTAACTGATACAGAGGTTAAAAACTTGCTGTATGCAGAACAACAGAAACAAATAGAAGACGATATGTTACCAGCAGGAGTTTTCGGTCAACAGAGAGAAGAAACCTTTGTAGACAATGAAGGAACCCGTTGGTATCAAAAAAATGATGGTATTCCATTAGATTATTAATATCGTTGAGATAAGAGAAGTTATAAATAAAACAGTAAACAACTTTTACATTAACAGGAGAAAAGTATGGCATTTCAAGTATCACCAGGCGTTCAGGTCTCAGAAGTAGACTTGACAAACATTGTGCCTGCTGTATCATCCGTTACAGGTGCATTCGCAGGACAATTCCAATGGGGCCCTGTTGATGAAGTAGTAACAGTTTCAGATGCTAAAGGGTTGGTGGAAAATTTCCACTCACCTATAGATTCCCTTGCTGGAGCTGAAGACTTTTATTCAGCAGAAAGCTTCTTAAAGTATGGTTCATCTTTAAGAGTGGTTCGTCTGATACCTACTGGACTTTACACAGCTGTAAGTGGTTCAGATACAGACGCAATTATTAAAAATGAAGATGACTATGAATTAAACTATTCAGATGGTGGTTCATCATCTGATTTGGGAACATTTGCTGCTAAATACCCAGGCGCAATGGGGAACTCATTAAAAGTTTCCGTTTGTGCAAGTAGCAACGCATTTAAAAATTCAGATGTTACTCAAGTAAATGACGCAACTGCAAATTCAGGTGACACATTAGTCACAGTTGATGACGGAACAGTGTTCTCAGTCAGAGACCAAATTCAGTTTGCTGGTCATTCACAATTTTACAGAATCACAGCAATATCAACAAACGACCTAACAATCGAAGCAATTGGAAAACCAAGTGGTTCAGGTCTTCAAGAAGATGTTGCAGATGACGCACAAGTCACAAGATATTGGGAGTTCCACGACCAGTTCGATAGAGCCCCAGGCACATCTGCTTCTGCTACACTAAATGGTGGTAGTGCAGACGAAATTCATGTGGTTGTTGTTGATGAAGACGGACAATGGTCAGGAATTAAAAATTCAGTCCTAGAAAAATACTCATTCGTTTCATGTGCTACCGATGGTAAAGACGGAAACGGAGAGTCAAATTACTATAAAGATGTAATTAATCGTTCATCAGGATATATTTGGTGGACAGGACACTCAACTTCAACTCACGCAGCTGCTAACAGTTCAACAACACACTCAGATTCAGCTTCATCAAACTTTGGAAGACCTTCTGCACCAATCAATGTATCATTAACAAATGGTGCAAATGGTTCAAGTGTGTCAGCTGCAATTAAATATCAAGCATATGTAGACCACTTCGGTGATGCAGAAAAAATCGACCTATCATTCTTAATTGTTGGTTCAACAAGAACTGCATCTGATAATGTTACAGACCATAACAGTATCGTTAATCAGTTGATTGCAATTGCAGAAGGTAGAAAAGACTGTATGGTGATTGCTTCTCCAAGAAGAACATCAGTTGTAAATGTTGCAAGTGAAAACGACCAACTTACAAATGTCTTAGCAGATTTTGCAAATGTATCATCAAGTTCATATGCAGTTCTAGATTCAGGTTGGTTATACTACTATGATAGATTCCATGACAAATATGTTTGGATTCCAGGCTCAGGTCATACTGCTGGTATCATGGCAAGGTCAGACCTTCTAAGAGACCCATGGTATTCACCTGCTGGTTTTGCAAGAGGTCAGTATCTTGGAGTATCAAAAATTGCATTCAATCCGAAACAAGCATCAAGAGATGACTTGTATCGTGCAAGAATCAACCCAATCGTAACATTCCCAGGCCAAGGAACAGTCCTATTTGGTGATAAGACTGCACTATCTACACCAAGTGCATTCGATAGAATCAATGTAAGAAGACTATTCATTGTCCTAGAGAAAGCAATTGCAACAGCAGCTAAAGCACAACTCTTTGAATTCAACGATGAGTTCACTAGAGCACAATTTAGAGCTGCAGTAGAACCTTTCTTGAGAGATGTTAAGAATAGAAGGGGACTAGTAGACTTCTCAGTAGTATGTGATGGTTCAAACAACACAGACTCAGTGATTGACAGAAACGAATTCGTATGTTCAATCTTTGTGAAACCTGCTAGGTCAATTAACTTTATCACTCTTAACTTCGTGGCTGCAAGGTCAGGAGTTGAGTTTGAAGAAATCTACGGAGCGGTGTAAGGAGAAATAAATGGCAACTATAGACGAATTTAAGGCAAAACTTATCGGTGGTGGCCCTCGTGCTAACCGATTCAAAGTGTTCATTCCTAGAGCGGGTGCAAACATTGAATTCTTATGTAAAAGTGCTGCCATTCCAGCTGCAACTGTAGGAACTGTCCCTGTAAACTTTAGAGGACATATCCTCAAACTTGCTGGTGATAGAACCTTCGACCCATGGGAAGTAACCATCATAAACGATGCAGATTTCTCATCTAGAAGTGCATTGGAAGCATGGCAACAAGACATTCAAGAATTAGACTCAGGTGTAGGTATGGCATCAAATGACTACCTACTATCTAGAGCATTTGTAGAACAATTAGGAAAAGATGATTCAGTCCTTGCGAGATACGAGTTCTTTAATATGTTCCCACAAACAATAGGTGCAATTGAATTGTCCTATGAAACAGTGGATGCATTGGAAGAGTTCCCAGTAACATTCGAATACTCGCATTGGGAAAGAACCATTTAATCCGAGTGAAAACTATCCCATTAAAGGGGTATAAATATTAGTATGGAAATTTTTGGGTTTGAAATATCTCGTAAAAAAGACGAGTTAAGAGTTCAAGAGGCACCAAACGCTAAGTCGTTTGTGCCTCCCGTTGATGATGACGGAACACCAGTAATCCAACAACAGAGTGGATTCATATCGGGTGGTGCATATGGTGCTTATGTCGATATGGAAGGTGGTGTTAAGAATGAGGCTGAACTTATTCGAAGATACCGAGAAGTTTCCCTCGTGCCAGAATGTGATTCTGCAATCGAGGATATAGTAAATGAGTGTATCACTTCTGATACTCAGGATAGGATTGTAACACTCGACCTCAGAGATGTAAAACTCTCTGATTCGATAAAAACAAAAATCGAAGACGAGTTTGATCACATCTTATCAATTATGAAGTTCAATCAGAACTCTCATGAAATATTCAGAAAGTGGTATGTGGATGGAAGAGTATACTTCCATAAGGTCGTTGATAGCAAACGACCAAAGTTGGGCATAGTCGATGTTAGAAATGTTGACCCTTTAAAGATTAAAAAGGTCAGAAATGTCGAGAAAGAAAAAGACCCAAAAACAAAATTAGAAAGAGTTAAGAAGGTAGAAGAGTTTTATCTTTTTAACGATAAAGGTTTCGACAAAGCATCTGCAACAGAAGGTGCTACAGTCAAAATTGCACCTGAAGCAGTAAGTTATACTACTTCGGGGTTACTTGATTACACAAAGAATGTTGTAATCGGGTATCTGCATAAGGCATTGAAAACTGCAAACCAGTTATCAATGATGGAAGATGCACTTGTAATCTATAGGATTTCAAGGGCTCCTGAAAGAAGAATCTTCTACATTGATGTTGGTAACTTACCAAAAGCAAAGGCAGAACAATACCTTGCAGATGTAATGCATAAGTATAGAAATAAACTTGTGTATAACGCACAGACAGGTGAAATCAAAGATGATAGAAGACACATGTCTATGCTAGAAGATTTTTGGTTACCTCGTAGAGAAGGTGGTCGTGGAACAGAGATTACCACTTTACCTGGCGGTCAAAACCTTGCAGACATTGACGATATCGAATACTTCAAGAAGAAGTTATATCAGTCATTAAATGTGCCTGCAACGAGATTAGAAGCAGACAATGGTTTTAACATGGGTCGTGCATCTGAAATCTCTAGAGATGAACTTAAATTTAATAAGTTTACTAATAGGTTACAGAAAAAGTTTGCAAGAGTATTTACGGACATGTTACATACTCAATTAGTATTAAAAGAGATTGTAACAGCAGAAGAATTTGATAAATTTAAGGATTTCCTTAAATATGATTTTGCAACCGACAACCATTTTACAGAGTTGAAGGAAGCAGAAATTATCCGAGAGAGATTAGATACTCTTGGTGCAATGGGTGAATACATTGGAAAATATTATTCCAATGAGTTTGTCAGAAAGACTATCTTGAGACAGACGGAACAAGACATCAAACGCATTGACCAACAGATTAAAGCTGAAAGTGGTAATGAGGGTGATGACGAAAGTGATAATGAATTTGGATTTTAGGAGAACTAAATGAGTGAAGAAAAAACAATTGCAAGAGAGATTGTTGACCAAATAGAACAAGGGTCTCTCAACGATGCAAAAGAAACCATTTTTACTGGTTTAAAACAGAAAGCTGCAGATGTAGTAGACATGAAAAGAGTTGAAGCATCAGTAGGTTGGATGGACACAAAAGAAGAAGAGTAATGAAAAGTTTTAAAGACCTCAAACAAGAATTGTTAGAAGCTAAGTTTAAAGTTCCTAGTGGAACAAAAGAACTTAAGAGAGAGGTCGTTAAGGCAGGTGGAAAGAAATTTGAACTCGTCTACATCCAAAACAAAAAAAGGAAGGTAGAAGTATACCTAGACGGCAACAACTTTGGTCAAGAATTTAAAGACCAAAAAGCTGCTGAGAAAGAAATGAAAGACATTAGAGGAGTTCTTGCACAAATGGAAGATTTCTCAATGGACGAATTCAAGGAGTTTTTCAATGAAGTTAATATCTGAATTTAATGATTACGGAATACAACCAGTAATCGTAGAAGAGAACGAAAAGGGTGGTAAAGATTACTTTATCGAAGGTATCTTTATGCAGTCCGAAATTAAAAATAGGAACGGAAGAGTATATCCTAAAGATGTTGTCCTAAAAGAAGTAGAAAGATATAAAAAAGAATTCGTTGAAAAACAAAGAGCATTCGGAGAGTTAGGACATCCCGAAGGCCCAACAATCAATTTAGACAAAGTTTCCCACTTAATTACGAAATTAGACGAAGATGGAAACAATTTCGTGGGAAGAGCAAAGATTTTATCAACTCCAAATGGTCAGATTGTAAAAAATCTTATCGATGACGGAGCAAAGCTTGGTGTATCATCTAGAGGACTAGGTTCACTAGAACAAAAAGGTGGTGCCCAATATGTTAAAGACGATTTTCAACTTGCAACTGCAGCTGATATCGTCGCAGACCCTTCTGCACCTGAAGCCTTCGTAGAAGGTATTATGGAAGGTGTTGAGTGGGTTTACGAAAGTGGTATTCTAACTGCCACTAAAGTTGAGAAGTGGAGAGATGAACTCAAAACTGCAAAACTGAATCAGTTGGAAGAAAAGAAATTAGATTTATGGAAAAGGTTCGTTGAGAGTCTTTAACATATAAATAAAAAAGTAATCTTATTAAACAGGAGAGATTTATGTCAGATTTAGATAAAACCATAGAAAACACCGAAGAGGTGGTTGTGGAAGCACAACAGCCTAATTCAGGTGCCGAGAAAGGTGACAAATCTGCACCAAAACAAGGTTCATCCGATGCCGAAAAAATAGAACAAGGCAAGGTTGAAGTCGTCAAACCTGAGGAAAATCCTGTTGACAAAGCTGTTGATGCAATCAAGAAAGCTGAAGGGGAAGTAAAATCTAACGATTCTGACCCACAGAAGAAAGGTGCATCTGCCCCTGAAAAGGGTGACAAACTCAAAGAAGAAGAGTCAGATTCTAAAGATGAAGTTAATCCTTCAAAAATGGAAATGATTAAGGCTATGGTCGACAAGATGAAGGGTCTAGATAAACCAAACCTTCAAGCAATGTATAAGGAAGCGGTTGTATCAGAAGAAGACGAAGAGGTCGATGAGTCCTTGACTAAAGCAGAAGTCGCAAGAAAAATAGTGGAAGCACTAAAAGCAATGTCAACCGAAGATGTTGCAAAATTCGTTGAATCAAACTCAAAAGAGGAAGAAGAGGAAGTTAAAGAAGAATCAGAATCCGAAGTTGAAGTAGACGAAGAAACTTCTGCTGAATTAGAATCACAGCTAGTTGAGATAGAAATAGATGACGACCTATCTGCAATCTCAGAAGCACTTGAACTATCAGAAGAAAGTGCTGAAAAAGCAAAAACAATATTCAAAGCTGCAGTATCTTCAAAAGTTGAAGAAGTTAAGTCTGCACTTGAAGAACAGTATTCAGAAGAATTAAAAACCTCAGTTGAGAAAGTCAAAGCTGAACTTAGTGAAGCAGTTGACAAGTATCTAACATATTGTGCTGAAGAGTGGTCGAAAGAAAACGAATTAGCAATCGAAAGAGGTTTAAGGTCAGAAATGACAGAAAACTTTATCGAAGGACTAAAAACATTGTTCGTAGAACATTATGTTGAAGTGCCAGAAGACAAGTATAATGTCATTGATGAACTTGCAAATCGTCTAGACGAGATGGAAGCTAAACTTGATAGTGAAGTTCAGAAAAATATGGACATCACAGAAGAGTTAGGTTCACTCAAAAGACAAAATGTGATAAGAGAAGCCTGTGAAGACTTATCTGAATCACAAAAAGAGAAAATGGAATCACTTGCAAACGGAGTAGACTTCACAGACGAATCAGATTTCCAAGAGAAAGTTGGTGAGTTGAAAGAAGCATATTTCGGTGGAAGTGAAACCATCTCAGAAGAAACTGTAGTTGAAGAAGGAACAGGTTCTTTCGAAGATGAGTCATCATCAGAGAAAGTCTTAGACCCTTCAATTGCTAGATATTCTGAGGCATTAACTAAACTAAAACCATTAGGTTAATTTAAAGGAAAAATGTAAAATGTTTTTATCAGAAAACTTACAGGAAAAGTGGAGTCCGATTCTAGAACATTCCGATTTACCAAAAATCGAGGATAACTACAAGAAGGCTGTCACAGCAGTAATCCTAGAAAACCAAGAAAAAGCTCTAAACGAAGACAGAGCAACTCTTGAAGAAGCTGCACCTTTAAACTCTACTGGAGCTCCAATTTCTAACTGGGATCCAATTCTTATCTCATTAGTAAGAAGAGCTATGCCAAATCTCGTTGCATACGACATTTGCGGTGTTCAACCAATGACAGGCCCAACAGGTCTTATCTTTGCTATGAAAGCAAGATATCATGACGATGTAGACGCAGTAAGAACTGCTGAGTCAGAAGCATTGTTTAACGAAGCAAGAACAGACTATTCAGCGTCTGGTCAAACTTCATCTACATCTGTTGGTTCAGACCACGAAGGTGACCCTTTCGCAGCAGCAGCTGCTTACGAAGGTGATACTTCTACTGGTATGTCTACAGCAAACGCAGAAGCACTCGGTGATGGTTCAACATCAGGATACGAGAACTTCGCAGAAATGTCTTTCACAATTGAAAAGGCAACTGTTACTGCTGTATCAAGAGCACTCAAAGCAGAGTATACATTAGAATTAGCACAAGACCTCAAAGCAATCCATGGTCTTGATGCAGAATCAGAACTTGCAAATATTCTTTCATCAGAAATTCTTGCAGAAATCAACAGAGAAGTTGTAAGAGAAGTAAACAACCAGGCTAAAACTGGTGCTTCTACAACTGCTTCTGCTGGCACATTCAACTTAGATGTTGATGCTAACGGAAGATGGTCTGTTGAGAAGTTCAAAGGATTGTTATTCCAAATCGAAAGAGAAGCAAATGTAATCGCAAAAGAAACAAGAAGAGGTAAAGGTAACTTTATCCTTTGTTCTTCTGATGTTGCATCTGCACTTTCAATGGCTGGTGTGTTAGATTACACTCCTGCTCTATCAACTAACTTAAATGTTGATGACACAGGCAATACATTTGCTGGTGTTCTTAACGGAAGAGTTAAAGTCTTCATCGACCCATATGCTGGTGCAGACTACTTGAATGTTGGTTATAGAGGTAGCAACCCTTATGACGCAGGTCTTTTCTACTGCCCATATGTTCCATTACAAATGGTCAGAGCAGTTGGTGAGAACACATTCCAACCAAAAATCGGTTTCAAAACTAGATATGGTATGGTTTCTAATCCTTTCGTTGGTTCATCACCTTCAAACGGATTGGCTTCAGATGGTTCAAACCAATACTACAGAAAGCTTAAAGTTTCTAACATTCTGTAATCGAATTAAGTTTCGAAAACCTAAAAGGGTCTCATTTGAGACCCTTTTTTTATATAAATACTTTATATAATCGTTCATTCACTCTATGTAGCAGTGAACGGAAGTAGTCAATAGTGACGAAGGAACGCATCTTCGTTCATCCCATAAGGGACGGAAGTAGGTGATTATACCGAAGGAACGCATCTTTGTAAAAGGAGATGTTATGACTAAATATCAATCAATGCTCTTTATGAGAGCAGTCAAAAAATCTCTTAGGGAAAAACATCTTACTTCTAGTGTCAAGAACACTGTAAGAGAAAATAAGAAAACAGAATTACCTCACTATATCAGAGAGAATCCTTTCTATCCTTAAGATAAAAAAGGGGTCTTTTTAGACCCTTTTTTTGCACTAAATAATTATAGTATCTTAGGATGCAAGGGGGGACTGGTATACCAGTTACCCTCGTTTTTGACAACACACATACACACAGGAGAAAAATATGTCAAACGGAAAATCAGGGTTCGAAATCAGAGCCGACCTACTATCCCTCGCAGAGGGTATCTTAATTAATAACATCGAGAATGAGAGACAGACCATTTATACATGGAATGAAAATCATCCTGAGTCTAAAAAGGAAATCCCCTTAAGGACTTATTCAGCACAAGATGTTATTGATACGGCAAAACAATTCAACGAGTTTGTCAACGAGAAATAACTAAATAGTATTGTGGGGTAGATTTTTCTACCCCCTTTAGAGGAAAAATTATGTCAGAATATGCAAAAACAGTGAAAGTATTAGAAGGCCCATGGGAGAAAAGTGCATTCCCCAATGGTGTCGAAACAACAGATGTTGTAAGTAGAACAATCACTACAAGATTTATCCAAGATGGATATCTTTGTGAACAGACTGTTCAAAGAGAATATCGTGATGACGATTATCAAGATACTTCAACATCTAAGAGAATCATCAAACTAAATGGCTGAAAAAAATATAAACAAATCTATTCTTAATAAGAACAATTTTAGACTTCTTATTGATAAAGTCCCTACAGTGGAATACTATGTTCAAACTGTTACCATCCCTGGCATCAGTTTTACTGAGACAGTAAGTGCAGCTGGTGTTGGTCTTGATGCATATTTTCCAGGCGATAAAGTTTCATTCGATACCTTATCAGTATCATTCTTAGTAGATGAAGACTTAGAGAACTTTAAAGAAATGTATGACTGGATGAATAGTATTGTTCCTATTAAAGACCCATCAGACTATAAGAACTATGTTGATAGTCAAACCACCACTACGGGTCAGCTAAGTGCCGTAGAGAACGATTTAAATCAATACTCTATGATAACCCTAGTATGTAATACTAATAAAAACATAGCAAATAGATTCTTTAGATTCTACGATGCATTTCCTATTTCTTTAAGTGCAATTGAACTTGCCTCAGGTGCAGATAGTGACCCAGTGGTTGCAACAGTAGAATTTAGATTCACATATTACGACATAGAATCCACTTCCTAAATATAGGAAAGTGTGATATAATTATACTATGAAACTTGAAGATTTAAAAGCACAATGGACAGAAGACTGTAAAATCGATGATATCGAGTTAGACCAATCTTCTTTAGAAATCCCAAAACTACATGCAAAGTATTCAGATTTGTTGACTACTGCATTGATGAGCAAAAAGAATTTAGAACTCAAATACTCACTATTACTTAAACAGAAATGGTTATGGTATAGTGGTAAGTTAGATGAGGATACCATTAAAAAGAATGGTTGGTCAGATGACCCTTTTGATGGTTTAAAAGTTCTTAAACAAGATTTTCAAATCTTTTTCAATGCAGATGAAGACTTACAAAAGATGAATGCTCAAGTAGAGTATTGGAACATTGTTGTTGACTTTCTAAAAAGATGTCTAGAGAATATCACATGGAGACACCAAACAATCAAAAATACAATTGATTGGAGAAAGTTTATGGCAGGGTCATAATGTTATATAAAAATTATACTTATATTTTACCAAATTTTTTTACACCCGATGAGGTTTCTAGAATTCATGGTGTAGCAGATTCTATCAATGCAGAAGAATCTAAAACAGGTGTTTTCAGAGATAGAGACCCCGATGCACCCCCTGTCAATCATGATAACCCAACAGTAAGACAATCAACAAACAAATGGATAGAACATAGTTTAGTTCCATCACAAATTTTTGATAAGATAAATGAAGGGTTTACTATTGCAAAAACAAATAGTGGTTGGAACTATGATTTAAATTATATGGAAGCCTTTCAGTATACCATATACACTCATAGACCTACTCAGTTTTCGGATGGTGATTTTTATACATGGCATTGTGACCAAGGAACAGATACCTATCCAAATGGTAACCATAGAAAACTATCTGCAACCATACAACTAACAAGCCCCGATGAATATGAAGGTGGTTATTTTCAATGGTTGGAATGGGAGAATGCATTTAATACATTAAGAAATGGTTCAATGATAAATTCTCATGACCTAATCCATACAGCACCATTCAGTGCAAAGGAACTTGGTTCAATGATTATATTCCCGTCATGGTTACACCATCAGGTGACTCCAGTAACTAGAGGAGAGAGAAGGTCGCTTGTGGTATGGAATTGTGGTTTCCCTTATAAGTAATGAAAGTAACAGTATCGAAGATAGACGATGTCTTCATGAAAGTCGATTGTGATGATGGTCTTGCACGAGACCTTTATGACTTCTTTTCTTTTACAGTTCCTAATGCAAAATTTATGCCCTCAGTTAGAAATAGATACTGGGATGGTAAAGTTCGTTTATTCTCTTTAAAAACAAAAAAGATTTACATAGGTCTCTTACCATATGTTGATGCATTTTGTAGAGAAAGAGGATATGAGTTTGGTGGTATTGAAGATGTCATTGGTGAAAAGAATAGAATGTCTGATGAGGATGTCGATTTCTTTATCAATGGTGATGATTTAATCCCAGGCCTAGGACTTCCTTTTCAACCGAGAGATTATCAAATCGATGCATTCAAAACAGCTGTGCAATATGGTAGACAACTCTTATTATCACCAACTGCAAGTGGTAAGTCTCTCATCATTTATATGTTATGTAGATGGTATGAAGGTGAGTTTAGTTTTCAACCTAATCCAAAATCAGTAATCATAGTTCCTACAACTTCTCTAGTAGAACAGATGGCAAAAGACTTCAAAGAGTATGGATACAAAGAAGATATTTGTAAAATCTATTCAGGTCAAGAAGTATTTGATGCACCTATCACCATAACAACATGGCAGTCATTCAGTAAAGCACCTAAAGAAACTATGCAGTCTTTCGATATTGTTATTGGAGACGAAGCACATTTATTTAAAGCAGATGTTCTTAAAGGT